GCTCTGCAAAGAGTGTCCCATTTATAGTCCGGAAATTCCAGACATCGCATCTGACCCCCTAGCCTTGTCTGGATGACAGGCGAAGAGGTTCGATATTATCCTAACCAACAATCAAAGTTGGGCTAGGCGTTTACCATATAGTTATTCCAACCACTGGCCCTGAAGTAGAACTCCTCCGTTTTACTGGAGAAAGTTTCCTTATAGGGTTCGTGACTATCCGAGTGAGGTCTACAAACCTTTCGTCGAGTAGGTATGGAGCTATATCGCAAGGTGAATGGTGCTTTGGAGAAGGATCCCCTGAGCATAGCCATCAGTTTCACGTGAGCAATCACGTCCTCACACCACGCATCCTCGCCAGTGTCCTTAATTGGTTTAGAGAATATCTCGGTCCAAGACCAAGATTGTAGCTCTCTATTCCAACGACAGGTACTGGAGGTCATCGCCATATCTAGTGGAACACTAAATGCTGTGTCCCCTCTCTCTCGTCCAGGTCGGTAGTACTGACCCTTCGAGAAGGAGCGTAGATATTCACGCAACTCTTCGGAGAAGAGTTCGCAAGACGAAGACCTAAGGAAGGTGTTATGTAAGGCAAACAAGTGACGTAAATCAGTCACCGGTTTGGTTAAAAACACAGGACGAACGTCCTGCCCTTGGTACCAATCTGCACCACATGATTCACGAAAGGGTCCGACAATGAATGTCTTCTCTTTGTTTGTCACAAAACCAGCGTCGCGAAGCACCTCCGTGAGGAGGAGCGCACTCGACTGGCGCACTACTATGTCGTCACCATACACGTTGAAATCGTATGGATCGTCGTTCGTAGCACCTGTGACCGCAAAACAAAAGGCTGAAAAAATCAGACTTTCTAGTGGAAAACAGAAACCATTACCCATAGAGCAAAACTTTTGATACCGGCCATATCGGCCCTCATCACCAGTCTTAACGCTATAAAAGTGACTGCGAATTTCATTGAGAAATTCGAACCACTCGGGGGGTAAGAGATCTTGCACAACACCGATACTGATCGTATCGGACGCCGCAGCGAGATCAATCGTACAATAAGAGTTAAATCCTCCCTTCGATCCTTCATAGGCGAGTTGCCTATTCGTATCTTGGTTGGAAAGGTCAATTCCGAAGCGCTTTAAACGGCGCCGCATGAATGTGTCTACTCCTTTTTGTACAAACCCGTTAAGTAACGGTTCAATTGC